GACGATGTTTGCAGGCATAATAGAAATAATCCTTATATAAAGTTCCGTCTTTCTTTTTCTTTCGGTTCACGTTTCCATACATACCGCTTCCACATAACGGGCATCTCAATATTCCGGATAAGATATGCTCATGATCGAGACTATGTGTCTTTTCATATTTCACACCTGTTTTTTCTCGTTTTTTATGAGCCAGCTTCCAGTCTGTTTCTGAAATGATTCTTTCATGGATACCATCATGCAGCATATAATTTTCCTGCTTTACAATGCGATATTCATTTCTTGTTCCAGAAACTTTCTCGTTCTTCCTTCGTCCATAAGCCAACTTTCCACTATCTTTTGAGCTGTCAATTCCATCTTCTACACAGATCAGATTCACTCCAAAATCCTGCATCCTCTGCAAAGAGTTTAAAACATCTGCCGCATTACGACCAAATCTGGAAAGCTTGAACACCAGTACAAACTGCACCTCATCTGTTCCATTCTCAATATTGTCTAACATACGTTGAAATTCCGGTCTGCCCTCTACGCTCTTTCCAGACTTACCTTCATCGGAATACTCATTTACGATTTCCATGTTCTGAAATTCTGCATATCTTTTGAGTTTTTCTTTCTGAGCATCCAGACTGTATCCATCTACCTGCATGGTTGTGGATACTCTGGTATATATATCGCATTTAATCTTTTTATTCTTCATAATTTTCCTCACAATATAGCTCTGTTTTATTGTCCCAACTTTATTTCAGTACTTGTTCCAACTGTTTTCAATGCTTATTTTCCGTATTGACGCATCTCTTTGTCAATCCTATAATTAATACAAAAAATCCTCTAAGACAATAGGTGTTTCACTATCTCTTAGAGGATATTTCTTTAATTTAAATGGTATCTGGTAATATTTTTCCAATTTTTCGGGAAACCCATTTTATTCAATAATTCAACTTCACTTATATGCTCTACTTCTCTGTTTACTCGGTCAATCTCTTTTATGAGCTTTCTTTTAAATTCCAGAAAATCTTTTCCAGGTAATAGATATCTAAAAGCAATCACCACAGCAAACAAATCTTGTTTTCCTTTTTCGTACTGATTACCGCTCTGTGGTAATGAAAGTTTTTTATGAAGCGGTGTATCCGCAATAGCATCTACTGTTCTGTATGTAAACAGTCGTTCCCCATGGGCACATACATTCCTATACTTAGTGAGAACAGATAGAAACTGTTCCATCTGATGCTGATTCAAAGGTTCAAAGTTTTTTGATACTTTTGATTTTAAGGACTGCGGAAACACTCGGAACATTTTTGATAAGTTTCCAAACGTAAGTACATTTGCCAAAACCCATAATGGAATTTCACCATATGTCTTGCGGTAATAGTTGACATATGTATAATCTGTGGTCGTTGTTGCTCGTTTCAAGGTCGCTATCAACTTTACGATTGTTGCATGATTTCTTTTTGTATTATTATAATTATTAGCGTCCAGGTACTGCTTCTGCTCTGCTCCATACATTTCAGTAAAATAGTATGACATCAAAGAACGCATCTGTCGCTCAATCTGCAGTAAATATTTAAAGAACAACTCTCTAAGCTCTGCATCAAACTTATACAGACTGACTATTTCTTCAAAACTTGTTCCTGCTTTATATTTCTTTGTATTCGATATTCTAAAAAGATGTTTATATCCTCCCATAAGAGGGAAATATCCTATTTGGCGTAACATCTTTTCTGCATATTCTCTGTCTTTTATTTTTATTCCCTTTTCATCACTGATCCAGGAAACCTGGTCACTAAAAGAAGAGAATTTTTTCGGTGTCTGCATATCATTTCTCCTTAAAAAAAAGAGGGAGAGACCCGCAGGCTCTCCCCCGCCTGTAGGCTTCGCAAGTTTCTACAGAACGATCACTGAGCTTAGTATACGTCATTTCAAATGTCCTGTCAATACGCCAAAACATTCTTAGCCATACCCACTCAGAAATATTCTATGCTGTTTTTTCTTCTTTATTCTGTTTTTCTTCCTCCAACTCCCGGAGGACTTCTTCGCCGTACTTATCAATCATCCGTACCAGAAAATCAATGCACCGCTCAAATTCAATATTCTGTTGCATAAGCTCCTCCCGTTATTGTTTAATCTGAGCTTATTTTACAGAACCTGCCTGAAAACCACATTGAATAGAAATTGATTGTAAATTGACACAAGCAATTTGCTTGAATGAAAAGGTAAATTCTACCCTTTGCCTTTCTTAGTATTTATGCGGGATTAACTTCTACTTTTGGAAGTGTACATCCCGCTTTTTTTAGTTTATAATACCTTCATACCATACAGATTACTTGTTTTTCTGCATACCAATGGGGCATCTGAAAATAGTGTGCGAGACTAAATTCCACATGCCTGTTGGAAAGACTAAATTCTATGCAGTGAAACTTGCCTGTGCGTATACTATTTTTTATTTTACTAATGCTGGGATTAGTGTTACTTCATCTGCCGGGATTTCAATTAATCCAAGAGCTTTATGAAGTCTATTATCCAGCAAGATTCGAGACACCTCATATGGACTATGGCCATTGAGGCTGTCTCGTTTTTCACTATTGATATGATTAAGCAATAATCGTGTTGTTTCTTCTGTTATGTTCTCAAAACTTGTTCCTTTGGGAAGAACATATCTTATGTATTCATGATTCTTTTCAAGTGCACCCTTTTGGTCAGAACGATTAGGATCGCAATAATAAATTCGCGTTCTGATTTCACCGTTCTCATCACACTCTAAATTCCATCTATCCTGAAATTCATGTCCATTATCTGTGATTATTACTTCAAACAGTTTTTGAAACAATTCAATGCCAAGAACTTCAGTTAAATAGTCAAAAACTCTATTGACCTCATCCTGCGTTTGCTCTTCCAAAAGAAACATAAGCATTAACTTACAGTTTCTAAAAAGCATCGTCAAAAAACATGGTTTTGTGCCTTTAACACCCTCCACCGTATCCATTTCAACGATATATGTAGGCTTATTCTTATTTACATATTCTTGAAACTCTTTGTAGCCTCTATCTTTTCTAAATGCACGATCTTTTGTACTAGTGGCAGTTTTTTTCTTTCTTGGTTTGTATACGACCTTACGACGTAAATCTATGTTTCTGGCTTCGAAAACACCACTATCGATATAGGAGTAAATAGTTCTTCTTGAACAAGCTATTTCCTCTGCATGAGAAGCATAGATATGAGCTATTGATTGTCCCTTTTTAATGAGTGGAGACAGCAGGTCATCTAACTTCTGAATGCTTTCAGGCGTTTGATTAATACCTTCTCTGCTTGTCGTCCTCAGTGCTTCATAGGTATCCTGAGCGTACTTGGATGAATATATTTTTCTATCCATCATGCAGTTCGTTTTCTTTGGACAACCGTTACATACATATGGAGGCTTAGCAAGTTTTTCGCACTGTCTTGGCTTATAGTGGTTACAAATTTCGCTGCATCTTGCCTTTCTGCAGGTAACACATTTACGAGTGCACTCATTATCTCCGCATCCATGAAGTATCTTACATACATTGGCTTTCGGTTTAGAGGCATCGTAATTATTAGCGCAAGGTATTGGTGCAAAGGCATCAGGCTTACGTTCTTTAATAACCGAATGACGTCTTACTTCTTTAGATATAGTGCTAGGATCCTTATTTAAATCTCTGGCAATAGATCTAAATGATTCACCATTATTTAGACCTTGTTCTATGCGGATTCTTCCTGATAGATCTATATGCTTCTGATTGCCTTTTGGTCGGTTCTTATTCATAATAACCTCACTTTCTGCACAGGCAGGCAATCAACTGCCTTGACATTGTACAAAAAATGAAGAGTAAAATCTATGCAAGAGTTAATTCTACAGACGTAGAATTAACTCTTGCCAGGTAGAATTGAAAAATACATTTAACCTAACATTTTTCCTAATGTAGCGATGCTTTAATTATAAGAACGTTTGTTCGATTTGTCAATTAGAAGCCTGACGAATTTCAATTTTCTCCCTTACGGGAGACAGGCAGGTTGATTATCCAACCATTCTCTGCCTGTCCGAATTATGGAATTATTTCTTTCCACTTGGCTTTGTCTGTGCTAATGCAGAACCAGCAACGGACTTAGATGCCTTACTATATCGTCCATCGCGAAGAATCTTGCTCGCGGTAGATGCAACTCTTCTGGATGTCTGCTTGCTGTTCTTTACCATTTCAATCACCTCTCTTTCTACGTTCAGTATAATAAAGCCAAAAAAGTAATTGAAGATAGCAAGTTTAAACATAACATTTCAAATCAAATAATGTTAAAGATGTTGTTTTTATGTGCATTTTCATTTATACTTGAAATATAAAATAGTTTTTACCATTACTATTTCGATACAAAAAAATAAAGCCATGGTTTAACACATGACTTTTAACAACATGAAAGGGGAAATATATGCCTCAGATTATTGAAAATTTTTTTGAAAATAATATATTTACATTTCAGAGTTATGGATGTGATTGTGTGGAAGACATAGAACACACTGTCCCTGGTATGCCGCCAATAAAAACATATAAATTTCAGTCTGATACAGAAAAACCGCTACTCTTTGGCTACAGAGCCAAAACCGGTCTCTCCAGAATTGCTGCTAACGGTACTACCGAAGAAGATAATATACTGGGATCACTGATTGCATTATCCACAAAGAAACCATCTGATTTATATAGTTTTTTTAAACGCAATGGTTTCCTCTTCCCTGTAAGTTCTTCTGAATATGAACGCATAGATGTAGCATTGCTTTATGAATTTATATTAAGAATCAGGGCAACCGTGGAACTTATGACAGCAATAAATGAAATTCATAAGGATTACAATAAGATAACACATTTAACCTTTTATCTGATGCTTTCAGAACAATTACAGATTGACATGGCCTCTTTACCAGAACCATATACTACTTGCAAGCACTCTTTCATCGACACACTCTCAAAAGCAAGCGTTCTGCCACTTGGGTGGGAACGCCAGCAGGAAGCATTTGAAAAAGACACCTATACTATTTTAGATACAATATACAAACCATCCTATGAATTGAATATAAATGAATATAATGATATCCTCAGCGGAACTTGTATTGATGGTGTCATTCCTGTCACATCTCTTTACCGTCAAATTATACAGTTATATTGCAACTATAACGGAACTGACATAGAACGAAAAACCATCGATTTTCTTTTTCATCTTCATCATGATTTTTCACAACTTCGCACTTGTGATATGGTTGAAGGTCTTACATTTTTTATTCCAACAGACCTTTCTGTCATGAGTGATGAAATGAAATCAACATTGATTGAAATTGCACAATTTGTATTAGGCGAAGAGATAAATGCAAATCTAAGTGGTATATTCCCGGTGTATGACGTGCAGACAATGTCACCTTCATGGAAAGTAGATTCACTTCTTAGTGCTATATATTTTTCCATGTTTTATCTAAAACCGGATCTTGAGCTATACCGTCAATGTGCAAATCCACGTTGTCAGAAATATTTCCTTGTCAAGACCACATCCACAAGAACAAAATTTTGTAGTACAGAATGCTGCAATCGCGTCACACAAGACAGATATCGCAAGAAAAAAAGAGAACTTGGCAAATAAAATAAACCTGTGTTATGCAGTACTCATCTACTGCGTAACACAGGTTCGTTTTAATTTTCTTTATTTCCATATGGTGCTTTTTCTTCAGCTACCATTGATAATGTATTTCTTGGATTAAAATCATATACTACCGGTTTATGAACTGGTGTAGCAGGAACTGCGCCGGGAGCTGTCGGAACTTCTTTTCTCTTCAATACAGCTTCTATGCAATCTGCCAATGCAACTTTTTCCTTCACCGGATTGCCTGTATAATGGTACATCAAATACCTTGTATCCATAACAATGCCTTGAATACGCTCATAATATTTTTTATTTTCTCTCCAATCACCAACCGCTTCTCCAATATTTCCTACAACCGATGTGAGCTTAAAATAATTCTTGCCCATATTGTAGGGCATAATGAATGCATTAAACAATGAATTGGTATCCACACCTTTATATTTTTCCAAATACTCACCATATGTAATTTGCTTGTTGATTGATGAGCCATTTGGAAGATGGTCTGGTATGCCTGTCCACCCATACTTATAGCATTTCGCATCCAAGATATAATACTTCCCGTTATAAATCATGATGGTATCCGGCATAAGTGGGCGTTTTTCTTTATACTTACCATAATCAAGCAACCAACGGGAACGTGGGAAATACTTTTCTTTATCCTTTTCTCCAAAGGCTCTATCAATCAGTTTCTCCCAAACATAATCAAAATTATCTGTTCCGAAGTAGAACTGCTTCTCTGATGTCTTCTCATCCATATACTGAAGCATATCTTTCATGGCTTGGAACAAATTACGTTTCTTGTCATCATTCGTATTTCCTAATTTTGCATTCAAAATAGCAATGGATGTTTTCACGTCCGGATGTGGTCCCGGTTGTTCAGGCATATATGGAACATAAAGCCATCCCAGCTTCTTAAACGCTTCATATACACAAAACCTATTGATTAAAGTAATCTGCTTTGTATCATTTGGTGTTGTTGCCCGCACAGTAAACTCTGTATAAATAAAAGAACTTATTCCATCTCTTTGTTGTACCAATGGGATTTGATTTCTTACTGTTCTTGGCCAGTCTTGCTTTCCCGTAGAACTGGTTCTAAATGTAGGATCAACTTCTACATAATATTTTCCACCGATTGAAAAATAATACTCGATAACATTCTTATAAGCATTAATTGGAAAATCCACTGTTTGAGGAGCAGCAAACTTATTGATAGCCAGAAGCCTGTCTTCTTTTGTTGTAAATTCAGACAGAACCTGTATTAAATATTTAATATCTGTTCTTATCTCAGCATCCGTCTCAGGTAACTGGTATCCAATAGGGAAATAGACCATTACGTTGTCAGAGTCTGCTTTAATCCCAACAAAGCGATCACCATCTTCATTTGTATTTACATGACAATGTTTCGTGATATCATCATCCTGCAGTGCTGTATTCAACGCAGTATCCAAATCCATATTATCTCACCGCCTTACTGCTCGTCTCTTATAAATGCATTCCTTACATTTTCCTTGAACATTGAAAAACGATTTATCTTTTCCGCATACATAAATACACGAATTACCTGCTCCAAACTCTGATAGGTGGTTGTTTCAAAAACAATTTCCCTATTAAATTTGAATGCATCATCCCACAAATATTTGATAACTTTTTCAGGAAATTTTCGGTTCTGCTTCATTGCGCTGCGGATTGCGTACAATCTATCCTTTTCCGTTTCTGTAATAGTTCCTGATTGTTCTTTCTTACGTAATGCATCATATTCACCATCAGAAAGATTTCCCATCTCATCGTTATACATCAAATCTTTTAAATGAACAAAATACGCACCTAGACGTTTATCCTCCGCTGATGTCATGCGAGCATTATTTCCGACGATAATATTGTTAATCTCTGTGCAGAAAGTCTGCCATGTTACACCCGTATCAAGAATTTCCGCATCTGCTAAACTCCTGTCTACATGCTCAAAATTATTTTCAATCAATCGCATTTCCCATCTACGCTGGAAAGCAGTATCAAGCGTAAACACATTCTGGTCAGAAGTATTCATTGTTCCAATAATTGATAAATTGGATGGAATACGAACTTTATGTCTTGCATCCCCATAAACAATCTTTGCGATATTCGCATTTGTTATTCCATATTCGCTTGTTCCAATCGGGTATCCATCATCATCCGCTTCTCGAAGTTCTGTTTTTCTGTCAAGCAGCTGGAATACTTCTCCAAAAATTGCCGGTGCATTACCACGATTTATCTCTTCAATAATAAGGATATATTCCTTCTCTGGATTATTATACGCATCATGAAGAATATTCGTAAAAGGACCTGGTGTGAATTTGTAGCTTACCTGCCCTTCCTCATCAACATTAGGCAAAATCTGTCCGATGAAATCAGAATATGTATAATCCGGATGGAAAACCAAACGTTCAACATTTGTACCCTTCTTACAATATTCATGTTCTATTGTCCAACTCTTACCTGAACCACGCACTCCATACAGAAGAACATTAGATCCGCTTGATACTCTTCTTTCTTCCAAATCAGTTAATTGGATTCCTGTATTCTGGGACTGCAAATCTTCCAATCCAATTACCTTTGTTGCAGATAACTGTAAGAGAATATCTACTCGTTTTTGATACTCTTCCAAACGCTCTGAGATGTCAGTAGTAGCAGTTACACTACCACCAGAATACTGCAAATATGGATTCATTTCATCTGATAACAATGATTTAAGAATCCTTAATGCACCTTTGGCTTCTTTATCGCCATTTATATCTACTGCCTGTGATGTTTCAAGAATTTTTTTGTAAATACTGTTCTGGTTAAAAATAACATCTCTCGTTCCATCTACCAACTTGAATACCGCACCTTCTGATAATGCAGTAAACAAGTACGTCAGTGTTTTTTCGCATTCTGGATCAACTGCTACGTCGAATCCAATCCATGACATTAAAACTCGGATATATGCATTTTCATTACCCGAAATAACACTGTGGATTATATCCGCATTAACGGAAAAAGAGAGTTTTTTGGGATATCTAACACCACCTGTTCTTTCAGCACTCGCAGGCTTAGTCTCATCCACAAAATTAACCTTTGCCAATTTCCATACCAGCTCAAACGCTACAATCAATGCTTCCATCTGTGATTTGAACAACTGATTCTGATTTACTCCAGATATCAATGCGTCAAAATCAATCTGTTCCTCTTCACAAATCTCACTTAAGTAGTCAATAAGCCATTGTTCTATTTCCTCTGTAAGAACAATTTTATCCCCATTACTCACAGAATACGTTAATTCTGCCGGATGGTCAGAACATTCCCAAAGCAACACAGCTAAGGCAAGCGTGCTCTTCACATGAGGAAGAGAAGACTTGATTCCTAATTTTAAATCCATCTCATCATATGCCAAAATAGTATCCGGTCTATTCATGTGCTTTCTCCTCCTTAATGTCCTTCATGATAACTTCCGCAATAGCTCCTGCCAAAAGTGGTGGAACGGCATTTCCTACCTGCTTCATCTGTGAGCCTTTATTTCCAATAAATACAAAATTATCCGGGAATGACTGTATTCTTGCCGCCTCACGCACCGTAATTGCTCTATCCAAAAACGGATGTGTAAATTTACCCGAAGACGGCGTATCAAAACGTGTAGTTATTGTAACAGATATTTCCTCTTTTCGCATCCTTGTCCATGTTCCACTGTAAATAGATTTGGTTAAATGCTCTTTCGGAAGAACTTCTTTTCCTGCGTTAGGTGGAATCAAAGCCAATCTTTCCAATGCCAGTTTAGAGTGTTTAGTTACCACATGATTATGAAGAATAGAACTCTCACGCCTTAACTTTTTCTGATAATCGCTTTGAGGTTCATTTTTATATTCCTGTTCTTCTTTTCCCTCTCCTGACTCCAAATACGCCAGGTCACTAATGGCATCCCAGACAGTAACTGTTTTATCTAGTGGTGCTGGCAATTCTGGTGCTTTCCCATCCCGTTTCCCGATAATAACTGCTCGTCTTCTATTTTGAGGAACACCATAATCTGCAGCATTTAAAATTCCCATATTCAACGAATAACCCATTGAATCAAATAATTCCATTATTTCATTTCTAAAAAAACCACCTTCTGCTGACAATAAATTAGGAACATTTTCCATGACAAAATATCTTGGTTTCACGAGTTCCACAACTGCAACATAGTATTTAAATAAGAAATTCCTTTCATCATGTATGGTCTTTCTCTGACCTTTCTGTGAGAACCCTTGACAAGGCGGCCCCCCAATGACTACATCTATTTCCCCCTTGTATTTTCCAAAAACCTCTTCCAGATTTAAGGATGTAATGTCACCAACAATCATTTTTGTATTCTTATGATTTAACTGATAAGCAGCCGCAATTGAAGCATCATACTCATTGGCCAATACCACATCAAATCCATGTTGTTCAAACCCAAGAGACAATCCGCCCACCCCGGCAAACAAATCTATAACTTTTGGTCTCATCTTCATGCCTCCTGTATTCTCTGATTAGATATTTTATAGTAAGTCTCATCAAGCTCAATTCCAATAAAATTTCTATCAAGCCTTTTTGCAACGACACCTGTTGTTCCGCTTCCCATAAACGGATCCATGACACAATCCCCTTCATTAGAAAGCACTTTCACAAAATGATTGATTAAACTTTCTGGTTTTTGTGTCGGATGTTTACCATATTTTCTTTCCCCATTTGGTGTAACAGAAGTTTCCACAAAATCATGAAGCATTGAGCCTTCGTTATTAAATGTTCCAGTTCGTGTTTTATATGTGAAATATATCCACGCTTCTGTTGAATTTACAAAATGCAAATTCATATTACGCGGCATCGGGTTTGTTTTATGCCAAATCCCAGTAGTCTTATAATAAAAACCATGCTTCTCTGCTAGTTTAATTATCGTTTCTACCTTTATGATAGACATAAACACTATCATAGAGCCACCTTTTCGCATCACACGAGCTGCTGCTTCAAAGAAGGAATCCATAGATGTTGACCACTCATCAAATTCCATGTTATCCCATCCTGCTGTCGCAAAAAAATTGTCTCTCATTTTATGTAAATTCGTATCTCTATTTTTCATAAAATTGCCAAGATTATATGGCGGATCAGTTACAATCAAATCTACTGTCCCCGCTTCAACATCTTTCATGGCATCTATACAATTTCGATTATATAATTTCATCTCAGCCATAGCCAATCCTTTCCTGTTCATATATTCCTGTGCCTTGTTAAAATTCATTTATATCAATTCCCTGCTCGAACATTCGCTGATAACGTTCATATGACATTACCACTGCTATCGGCTTTCCATTCTTCTGAATAAACGCAGTTTTATCTTCCTCTACCAATCCTCTAATCAATTTTGAAGATTGCCCACGGTTGAACTCTCCAATATTCAAATGTTCCATCGGTGTTTTTACTTTTTTATTGTTCAATCGTAGTACCTCCTTCCACACTAATACATCTTCTATTATATCATATATAATTAAAATTACAATATGAATTACATAGTTTATTTTTATCTATTTTTACATTGTAAAAGTAATTACTTTTACAATCGTTTTTACAACATTTAGTTTCACAGAACCACTTCCATAATTTTCAAAAATATGGTACACTTCTAAGTACCAACTTTCAGAAAGGAGTGCATTTTTCATGAGTCGCTCAATCGATCAATTCACAACACCATTTTCGCCAGCAGAAGCTTTCTGTATTGGAGGTATTATCTCTGCGTGTGATGTACATACAAATGAAACTGGAACATCTATATGGGTGCTTCCTGTTATTCACAACCCTCAGAAGGCAACACCGGAAAGCCTTTCTGCACATAAAAAGCACTTAGAGAATGTCTTTGCTGAAATCCCAACAATAACAGTTTCAAAAGGCGAATCAGATTTTACAAAATATATGCAACCAAACAAAGATGGATTTGTATTTTTATTTGAATCAAAAGACTTAAATACTCCAGAAAATCTGATTCAGCGCTTTGCGAACAATATCCTTTGTTCTGAAGAATCTATTCGCTGTGCATTTATTTCCGGTGTATTTGATGGAAGAAGTTCATGGGACAAAAGCGGGAAAATGATAACATTAGACAGTCGAAACGAACTCTGTGCAGAAACAATCTGTTCCATTTTAGATAGTCTCAGTATAAGATACAATTATAATCCACCACGTGAACGAGCATCTGGTAATCCACGTAAGGCGCAACTTAGAATATATTCAACAGATGTTCCTGACTTCATAAAACGAATTGGTCTTATCTCTCCGACAAGAATAAAAGATATTGAAAATGCGAGCATATGCAATTTTTCAGAAGAATTTGATACTGTCCTTGATGGATTAACCAGAATAATGGGATTACGTATTTCCACACAAACGCGTGAATATAAGAAAATCACTAGAGAAAAGTTTTCCATCGAAGCTGAACTTGACAGAAAATTATTAGATGATGTCATCAATGAAATCGACAGCGACATACCAGAAAAGCCAACTTACAAGGGAACTCCAAAAAAGAAAAAGGCACCTACAAAAGTTTCTTCTTCTGAAACATATCCACGTGATACAAATACTGCTCTGAATGCCTTAAAAATTGCGGAGTATAAATGTGAAATAGATTCCGAACACCCAACATTTATCCGAAAGAAAAATAATCTGCCTTATACCGAACCACATCACTTAATACCAATGGCTTATTCCGATAATTTTGATTTTTCTTTGGACGTCGAGGAAAACATCGTATCCTTATGTAGTAACTGTCATAACCAAATTCATTATGGCAAAGATGTAGAAGTAATTTTACAACCACTATATGAAAAGCGAAAAGATCTTCTGGCAAGGGCAGGTATTTATATCGCTTATGCAGAACTCCTTGAAATGTATAAATAAAAATCACGGCGGTACTTGAATCCAATCCAAACTCATGTACCGCCTTTTTGCAAACACCTTATTATTTTCTCCCATTCATCTGCCACTGATCATGTTTCCTTATACTTCTCACTGCCTGTTGCAAAGTTCTTGCGCTCCCATGCAGATGATATGGATGGGATGCTTTATGCTTATGAAATATCACACAGTTCCCTTCTGCCGGATAATCTGTATTATGCAGATACCAGTAATGTCCGGTATTTCTGGACTGTATCGTCACATCATGCTTACTCAAAAGAATGATGTTGAAATACTGGGGACTGATTTTATCAAACTGTCTTGTATCAAACATCTACATCCCCCTCTCTGGAAAACCATGAAGCCAATGCCTGTTCCAGAACATTCAATACTTCTTCTGTGGTCTTTCCCTTAAAATATTTCTTTTTTATATCCGCAAACAGCTTTGTATCAGATACCGGTTTCTCTTTTGCTTCTCCCATCAGGATATTCTTCACTTTATCCTCTGTCAGAGAACCTGCTGCATTATGCAGTTCCACAGCCTGAGCATTTTTAATTTTGCCACCATGCTCGTCCATTATCTTGCACACCTGCTTCTGTTCTTCCTCTGACAAATACGATAGTTCCACCGCTGTCACCATAGCCATTGTACCTGTATCCACCATTTCCTTAATCTGCTCTGTAGTCTGGTTTAGTCTCATATATCGTGCAATGTTGCGTCCGGTCATTCCATAATCTTCACCAATAGAATCTCGGCTCTTGGACTTGTGGACATCATGTCCACAAGTGTCCGAGACATCCACTCCATTTAATCTGGCAATCTCTTCAATGATGTCATTCCGTTTCCCTTGGCAGTTTATTTTCTCATACCTCTCTGCCAGAACTGCTGCCTTCTCCGATGGCAAGAGGTCTGTAAAAGACCTCTGCATCAGATTGGTTTCAATCACATAGACATACGCTTCTTCCTCTGAAAGATATTCCTTTACGATTGCCGGAATCTCACTAAGTCCAACAATCTTTGTTGCATTCCATCTATTATGACCTGCAAGCATTTCATATCCATCTACCGTCTTCTGGACAATTACCGGATTAAGGACTCCATGCTCTCTGATACTCTCCACCATATCTTCTAATCGTTCTCCCTCATACAGACGGAATGGATGATTATGGAATGGAACAATCTTATCAACCGGAATCATTGTCTGGGCATTCTGTACAGCAACCACAGGCTCATCTGACAATAAATCAATCGCATCCGTAAACACTTTTCTTCTCGGTGCATTAGCCTTCATAAGAAATCAACTCCTTTGCCAATTTAATGTATGCCATGCTTGCAGATGCCTTTGGGCTGTACTGTTCCAATGGCTTTCCGTAATAGATACTCTCTCCCACCTTTACCGTGCTTGGAATCTGTGTTTCAAATACTCTTATCTGCTCTCCGAAATTCTCCGTCACTTCCTCGGTAAGCACCTTACATAAAGTAGTTCTCTTTTCGCACATAGTAAGAAGAATCCCTGCAATATCCAACTTTGGATTGATACGTCTCTTAATCTTCATTACTGTACGAAGAAAATCCTGCAATCCCATCATAGCCAACAACTGAGGATTGACTGCAATAATCACTTCATCTGCAGCGGCTAATGCATTGATAGTGAGTATTCCCAACGAAGGACAAGTATCAATCAGGATATAATCATATTTACTTCTAAGTGGCTCCAGAAGTTCTGCTAACATCCTCTCTGCTCCCATCTCCATACGAAGCTTCGCATCTACTGCTGACAGATAAATAGATGCCGGTATAAAATCCACACCATCCTTTGTCTGAATACATCTCTTGGCCGGCAATGGCTTTTCGTCCTCAATTTGAGCCATCATCATGTGACCTATGGTGTATTCCAATTCATCTGTTTTCTCAATCCCGTAACAAGTTGTAAGATTTGCCTGGCTGTCAAAATCTACTGCCAAAACTCTCTTTCCTAATTTACTCAAAATATATGCCAGATTGAATGTGGTCGTGGTTTTACCCACGCCACCTTTCTGTGATCCAATAACGATAATTTTACTCATGATTGTATTCTCCCTTCTTCTCTGCGACCATCATTGCCTGTTCTGTTTCAAATGCATCTATAAAACTGATTTCCTCTCTCGGTGTAATAATCAGTTTTCCATCCTCACAAGTCACTGTGATGGAATCTCCAATATCAAAGCCTGCGTCCTTTAACCACTGTCCTTTTAAAATGATTGTCGGAGTTGCTTTGTATTTATAACCGCTCTGTTCATATACTTTCATATTTCTGATTTTCTTAATTGCCATGCTCTTGCCTCCTTAGATTTGCCCTTATTTAGATTAGAATTAAGACCTTGTATCGGATGCAGAATCATCCGAGAATAACAGTTCCATAGCCCAACGGCACCACCTCACTTAACGAAAAAAGAACTGTTAATACGATTTGCACCGTATTAACAGTTCTCTTTTAAGTTCAGTGTTTTATATTCTATTTTTCACCATTTTTAACTTTGTTGAACTCGTCCATGTCAACACTAAGTTTAATGTGTGAATCAGGCTTTGTCTTTTGGTTGCCCAAGAGAACAACCGTCTCCACATGCACCGTTTGTTACTTATGTTCAAGCAAAGTTTTCAATAGCTTTTTAAAGACTCATTTACTAGCTAAAATACTACTTTTTTCAACTTGTTTAACATTTTAGTTTCTATAAGTATTATATAGCCGTATTGACTCGGTGGCAAATGGGTGGCATTGCCACCTTTGAACTGCTTTCTTCACTTCAAATAGTTTATTTACACTTAATAAGTTTACCTCGTTTTAATAAATTAAGCAACTTTGTGTTCTGTGAAGCAGTACCACTATAGTTTTTGATTCCGTTAAGACTTGCAACCTTTTTTCTATTACTCTTACTAGAGTTAATACCTAATGATTTCAGTGCATCCACAAGCGATTTCGACTTGCCTTTATATTTCGGATAATATACGGTCTTTTTCTTAATAGGTTTCTTTGTATTTTCTTCAACTTTTTTCGCTGCTGGTTCTTTATACAGCACGTTCAGGTCAAAGTTACCAGAATTGCCACTTGAGATTATTTTGGGAAATCTCCCTTTCGAAGTATACTGCCATGCGATATTTGCCGCCACTGGCTTTTTCTCCTCGTCTGGATTTGTTGCAATCTGCATACGTTTATCTCCCTGATAATAGCGAGCAATCCACCAGTTGTTACATTTAACAAATTTTCTGTCAATGTGCTCGTTGTAATAACTCATACCCGTGTAGACTCCAAATTTGTAACCACGAGATTCTACTACCGCCTGTGCTGCATTGATGATTTCGGCGATTTTCGCCTTGCTTAATGATGCCTGCGCTTTATCTTCAATATCAAACCATACTCCATATTTAAAAGATGATTTGTCAATCTTATCTAAGATATCACAGACCAACTTCATGTCACTTTTAGCTTTTGTGACTGTAGTTGCGTAGGAATAATTATATACTCCCCAGCCGATTTTGTTTTTATTGCAGGCTGCAAAATTCTCGTTGAACTTTTTATCTCTGTTCAGGTCCTTTCTGATAATCTTTAAAATCGCTCCCTGACATCCGTATGATTTCGCTTTTTTCCAGTCCACAACTCCATTATAACTCGATACATCAACTAATTTTCTCATATTATCAGTCCTCTTTTCTGTCTAATCCAATGATTTTGCGAATCTGTACCGGTAATAAATCCGGATTAATCTTTCCGATATTTTCAATAATGCTGCCTAATTCCATCAGGATGATGTAGACACATACTCCTGCTGCAATCGGGACCCGAAAACCGAGGTCTACAAATTTTTGAGCATAATCAATCAAATAAGCAAGAGCAACGAGCATAATCGAACCAAACTTGTGATACAGTCCTTTTCTCATTATTGACGATTTCCAGATATGATTAGCACAAGCAGAAATATTTCCACTGATTGAATCAAACACAATAAATAAACAAGTTAATAAAGGTAACATAATAGCATCCATCTCCATTCCTCCTATTTCACAACTACTATTCCTCTGTACTTCTCGTTCGTACATTTTTTCTTGTTTTCTTTTTCGACTGTCGTTACGTTTTTGTGCCCATCAGAGAATCTCCATACTTTTCCTGTCTTTAAATCTCTCAGTAATACAACTGTGTGGATAGGCGATCCCTCTTCAAACAAAATCATATGTCCTTTTTTTAGATGTGCTTCAAGTCTGTCATTACTCATAACTCTATGATAGACAGCCGGCTTTCCCGAGCAGATCATATTGATTCCCCTCGCAATTTCCGTCAGCGGATACTTTGCACCGCATTTTAAATGTTTCCGGCAATATGCAAGACACTGCTGCATATTCTTTTTAATGTTTTTAAATCTAAGGGCCATATAAAAGGCGACTAAACTGCATCCATGTCGCCTGATAAATTCGGTTTTAAAATTATACTGGCTTGGTACCGGGATTTTTCGCCCATTATCCAGTATGATTCTCCATGGGAATTTCTTTTTTCTTTTCCTGTTTTTTGTTGCTACTATTCTCACTTTTCTCACCTCCTTGAGAATAAAAAAATACACAACAGTATTAAAAAATACCATTGTGTATTACACAAAATATGTTATGATAACATCATTGACCTGCCTTTCAAGGTCATGATTTTTTTCATATTTTAAAAAGCAGCTCCGCAAGGGGCTGCTTTCCTTTATACGATATATTTCTTATGATCATTTTTCGTGTTTTCTTCAGATACCTCTGCGTATATCATTGTTGTTGTGATATTTACATGTCCTAATAGTTTCTGTACCTCTTCTACTGGCATTCCTCTGAATAGCCCGTCCGTAGCCGTTGTATGCCGGATTAAGTGAGGATATACCCTCCTGCCTATCTGAGACATTTCTCCTAATTGGCGCACACGCTTTTCTATTGCAGCCTTTTTAATCCTGCCATGTGGTTTCCTTTCAGAAACAAATAATGCTGGACTATCATCTTCTCTGATTTCTAAATATTTTTTCAATGCTAATTCAGCTCTGGCATTGATATAAGAGATTCTATGTTTATTGCCTTTTCCGAGCAATAGTACTTCTTTTTTAGCAAAGTCTACATCTGTAATATCTGCCCGTTCCATCTCTGTTACGCGGCAACCGGTGCTATATAAAAACTCTATGATCGCGGCATCTCGAATTGTCTGGCAGGTGTTTCTAAGCATCTCTAGCTCTATCGCCGTCAGCGGATTTCGTTTCGGTCTTTCATATTTGATTGGCCGGATACTCCGGCAAGGGTTGCTTCCTATGTATTGCTCATTTGCCGCCCACTCCAAGAATGAATGTATGATCGTGCGTCTGCTATCTAGGGTGGCATTACTGAGCTGTCTTTCCTGTTGGACCTTATACAGATATACCCTGATATCGTTTGTTGTTATTTCTTCAACCTTTTTATTAAGGCAATAGAAAAAATGTCTCAGAACCATGTTGTAAAGTTCCAGGGATTTCATGCTCATACCTTCGATTTTCCTCGTTACAAAGAAAACCTCGTAACACTCCGGAAGGTAACCTTCATAAATTGCTACTTCTGTACTCTTTTTTCTGATTTCATAGTCTGCTGTATGAATTGTCAGTTCTTTATACACGATGCGCAACAGTTCATCAGGAATCAGTTCAGAAAGCCTTACCATAAATTCATCAACAAATTGTTCTCTCATAAAAACTCCTCCTTCGGGCTACACAAAGGCAGGAGTGTATGTTATAATATGCCCGTACCTTTGTGTGCAGGGAGCTGAACTGTTTGATTGGTAGTCTTGGAGTTCAGCTCCATTTTTTTGTTCTATAATTAGTATGATATATTTTTTTCTGAGAGATTTTTCTGAGGAACTTTTTCAGAATACTGACTAAAACCTTATATGTTCAGTATTCTGACTAATTTTACAGATATCTGACTAATTTCCGAGTATACTGACTAAAAAACATAGCAAAGGGAGGTTTTTGGAAACCTCCCCTCTTATAGGATATTATATTGTATATATACAGGATACCTTCTGATTTACATGAATACCCTGCAAATTTAAAAAGGATACCTTATTGAGCCATGGTTTTCCTATGCAGGAAACCCTCTGAGGTACCATTTTGCTTTTCAGGGCTGTATTTTGCAATAGTATTTCTATATCTGGCCGCAGGCGGTGAGCCTGCGGCCAGAACATCTTGGTTCACTAAAGCTTTCTTTAGTTAATTAGTTAGTTTCTGCTTTCGATTCTTCTTCCTTATTAACATCCATCAGCTCATTGTACTGTTCCTCCGTGATTCTCCCAACTGCAAAAAACACATCAATCTTATTTTTTAAATCATCTGTAAGTCCATTTCTTTCTTTAAGTTTTAATAATGTTCTATATAACATAATCATACCTCCAATTCTGTTAATGCTACTGCATATTCGCTGTTGACATAGGCTTCTGTGGATTGCAAATCCATATCATAGATATAATCTCGGTTGTCATTTAACTGCTGCTTTACATAGTTCCATCCATTTTTCATTGAAACAGGATAGTTAAATACTGTGTATCCATTCAATTGCTCTGATGCGACATTGACATTGGTCACGGGGTAGTAGGCGGCTAATTCTTTGAATGCCCGAATTTCTTCCTGAGTAAGGGAGATTTCTTCTGGAACTATTAACGCTAAAAATACTTTTTCTCCTGTTAATTTACTTGTTGCAACATTAGCAGAAACCCAGACTCTACACGTATCATCAAGGGATTGAGTCGATATGTAATTTTCACCTTTTCTCGTTGCACTCAGAATGTTTGCAATCAGGCAAGAACATAGACATTTTTTGTCATATGTGCTATCTATAATGCCGGGGTTATCACCTACACGCCATGCCAGATACTGTGCACCATCTGCAGCAGCATTCCAACGGCTTTCACCAGAAAAAACATATTCATACACTCTCTTCACCAGCTTCCCGCGCTCCACATCTACATAATCCGCAATATACTGTTGACCGTCGATTGTAACGTTACCACCACTTGAGACTGGAATTGCGTTTAACGTGTATGGAAGAGTGACAGTCTCAGATTGTGTTCCATCTTCGTTTGACAATTTTACAATCGGATTTACAACACTTTTAATCTCCTGTGGATATGACGGGTTCGGGCTTGGAATACCACCGGTGTAAGGTTCGTAGGAAGTGGCAACAGAGCCTTTTTCTATCTGAATCAGAATATTAGAAATGTCATAGGTTTCGCCCTCTGTAACAGTAAAACACACTTTGGATGCCTCTGCATTTTCTAAATTAGCTGATTCGCCCTCTTTCAGAATAGATTTGAATGATTTGTTCACTACTATTACTCTAACATTACTGCTAACATTACTGCTAATATTAGAGCTAAGGATGTACGTCCCATCTAACACAAAAGAATCAATGGCAAGTATTGCCCATCCCGATTCTACTGCGGTTCCTTTCAATGCAACTACTCCATCATTCGCAGTAACAGTTACTCCTCGTAGTGTTTGTGTACCGTCTTTAATTTTAAGGAGGTTTTTTCCAATAGTAGTAAACTGCTCTGACTTGCCATATAGCATCATATCCATGATTTTGCCATTATCAGAATCGGCAAGATGGGTTTCGCCCTGATTTGATGCATAGAACTTTGTAATTTTGTTTGATAAATCTTCCGTTAGATTACTTATCGCCTCTCCTGTCGCCTTTGCATCTGCAGCTTTACCTTCTTCTGATAAACCCTTATCTACACCATTACTGATGTTTTGCAAAGCATTTTCACTAGCTTCTTGTATTGCTTTAACCTGATCTGCACCTTTAGTCTCTATTGTAGATACCTGTGTACTTCCTGCAGTATTGACAGCCGTCACCTGTTGCGTTCCCTCGTCCGCGACCGCTTTAATGGATGCAGTTTGCTGTGCTTTGACTGCATTAACCGCTGACACTCCAGCGGCACCTGCCGCACTCACTGCACTTGCCCCTGCACTTTTGGCCTTGTCAACCTGCTCTGTTCCGGCGTCCTCTACATTTTTTATCTGCTTATCGCCTTCATCTGTCACAGCCTGCGTGGCATCATCCTGTTTTGTAGATACGGCATTAACTGCCGCCCGCCTTGCTTCTGTAATCGCTGTTTCTGCCGCAGACGTTTTCTCTGCAACATGTGTGTCAAATTCTGTCACTTGTGCATTAATATTATCCTCAGACTCCTTAGCCGCCGTTCTGCTTGTTTCGGCCGACTGAGCATAGCCCGCCGCACTATCCCGGCTAGATGCTGCTTCTTCTGCTGCTTCTTGCGTATCCTGCCGCATCTGACTCACATCTGCCTGTTCCGCTTCGATTTCCTGCTGAGACAGCTCTACAGCTGCCCTGGACGTTTCAACCTGTTTCGCTTTATTAACCACTTCATCATGCAATTTAATATATTCTGAAGTTGCGTCTCCCGGTATGGTTAATAGTTGCCAAAATTCTGTACTTACTCCCGCTTTTGGTGCGATTCCGGAAATTTTTTTAGGGAATTCTACTTTACAAAAATATGACCCACCCTCATAATTTACCGTATCAAGATATTCATACGAAGAATCTGCATTATATTCTCCGCATGAATTTAAGGCGACATTTCCCAAATCGGTATTAACATAGTTGTTTTCCGTACTTGACATCTTTTCTCACTCCTTTTTCACAAGGCTAATCTGTATTTTAATCGGCTACCTTCTCTGTGAAAGCAAACCTTATCCACATTTGGGTCTGAACACATAATCAGCCTCCCATTTACAACCTTAAACGCTGCGAAATATACATTTCCTGTCTCACCTTTCAGTTGTGTCTCTTTTTCCCTCACATAGTCATCAATCTGCTGTTTGCCCTCTTTAACCCGCCCTGGTACTTCTTCCGCTGCATTCCTGGCCTGTTCTGCATAATATGCAGCATTGTCTTTCTGCCGATCAGGATAGTCTGCGTGGCCATGTGCCCATGATTCTGATTCTTTTGCACTGTCAATTACCGTCTGTTTCGTCTCGTCAAATGCTGTCATTAACTGCTCATACAGAGTTTCAGACGGTTCCGGGATGTCTCCCGTTTTATAGCCTGACTCATACAGCTTGATTGTTACTACGTTCGCGG